AGTAGAGCACTTCCGCAAGTTCTGCGAATCCCTGCTGATCGACAGCAAGGAAAAGGGACGCATTCCTCTACGTTGGTTGGGAACTCAGCGCTATTTCGTTGATGAAGTAGCTAAAGGACTTGAGAGAGGAATACACAACTTCGTCGTTCTTAAAGGACGTCAGGAAGGTATCTCCACCATCACACTAGCCCTTACGCTCTACTGGCTTTTTTCTCATAAGGGATTGCAAGGTGCGCTAGTCACCGACTCCGACGACAACAAAACAAAATTCCGCTCTACCCTGCAAATGTATATCCGGTCCCTGTCTGCGGGATGGAGGGTGAGGGGGGGCATCGAATCCCACAACCGCTCCGAAATGATCCTCGGCAACCGAAGTCGTATGGGCTACTTCGTTGCAGGCAAGAAAAAGGGGAGCGACCTAGGGCGTGCTTCTTCTGCCAACTACTTGCACGCCACGGAAATAAGTTCTTGGGGAGATGAGGAAGGATTCAAGGCGTTCGTCTCGACCCTCGCAGAGACCAATCCAAATCGCCTGTACGTCTGGGAATCCACCGCTCGAGGTTATAACCACTGGTATGAGATGTATGAGAAGGCGAAAACCTCCGCGACTCAAATAGCCATGTTCATCGGCTGGTGGCGAAACGAGCTGTACCAGCTTGAGAGAGACGATCCGAAATACAAGATGTATTGGGACGGCGCTCCTACCTCCGATGAATTGGTGTGGCTCGCTGAAATCACCGAGCGCTACGGCGTCAGTCTCACCGACAAGCAAATAGCCTGGTGGCGCTGGAAGATGGCGGAGGACATCGGGGATGAAACTACGATGTTCCAGGAATATCCACCTACAGAGCAGTACGCCTTCCAGCTCACCGGGTCAAAGTTCTTCTCAGTGGAGAGGGTCAACCTCGCCTACAGCCGAGCCCAACAGCAGACCCCGATGCACTTCCGCTACAAGTTCGGGATGCACTTTGAACAAACGCAATTCCTCGATACGACCCCGCAGAACTCCGAATTGCAAATGTGGCAACCGCCAGACCCTAACGGTATTTACGTGATAGCGGGAGATCCCGCTTACGGGTCGAGTGAATGGGCGGACGAATTCGCAGCTCAAGTCTTGAGATGTTTTTCCGACAGGATCGTTCAGGTAGCTCAGTACCACACTCCCGATATAACCGAGGCTCAATTCGCCTGGATCGTGGCTCACCTTGCCGGGTCCTACTCAACAGCCAATCAACCGGCGATGGTGATACTTGAGATGCAAGGCCCAGGTGGGGCTGTCTTTAACGAGCTACAGAACATCAAGAGATATGCCGGTCCCAGGACTGCCGGGAATAGCGATATGTACGACGTGATCGCAAGGCAGAGGGATTATCTGTGGAGAAAGCCAGATTCCGTTTTCGGAGGTCTTTCATACCAATGGCAGACCAACTCCAAAGAAAAGCTACGGATGATGTCCACGTTCCGGAGTTACTTTGAGCGGGAAATGATCGAGGTCAATTCCCCGGACTGTGTAGCTCAGTTTCGCCATATCCGTAGAGACGGGGACCAGATCGGGGGTGAGGGTCGGGCGAAGGATGACCTAGTTATCGCTTTAGGGATCGGCGTAATAGGTTGGAACGACTGGATCAGGCGTGAGCTGGAGGCGGGGAACAGGACTTACGCGATCGAGACACGTCCTAAAGACGCCCCGAGGGTTCTTAACCCGGTGGAAAAAGCGGTGTTTCAATTCTTCAGGGGCAGAAATATACAGATGCCGCGCCGATGAAGCCCCTGCACGAACTAACCCTGAACGAACAGACGCTCATGCCGAAAGACTGGCTGAGAAGGCGTATGACGCGTCTTGTAAATAAGGGTTTCAAAGGTGGAGGCTTCAGACCTGTGGTGATGCTTACCGACATCGCAAAATGGTTCGGGGTGGGATACGACCTGATACGTCACATGGAGAACGGGAGGGTTCCGATTACCGACAAGTGGCAGGTTCAGCTATCTCAGTTTTTCTACCTTCTGGACATGGGGATCATTGTGCTCGAGGTGGATATGAAAAACCGCCACAAGCGATGGACGCGGAACACTCAAGAGCCCGTGCCTTGCAAGCAACCCATGCCTAGAGTAGATTTTGCCGCGGCTAAATTGAAGTTCGACTGACATGGTCATAAAAGAGTGGCGGTGCAAAAAGCATGGGGTCTTCGATTCCTCGCACCCCATTTGTCCCGCCTTGGGATGTCGTTCCAAGGAAGTGGAGCGAGTGTTTATTACGCCTCCGGGTATCCGCTCGGAGTTCGTAACTCGCCACGAGAAGGGAATTCAAAAGCTAGCAGCAGCTTACGGGCAGACGGACTTCAAGACCGCCAAGGCTGGTGATGCTTCGATCAAACATCCGGTGGGTTCTCAGTTGTTGTGGGGGAACGATGTAAAGAAAAGCCTGGGCATTGACATGGGGCAACTAACCGCTCAAACAGCGCAACCGTTCACTGTGACCAAGCAAGACGGCACCAAAGAAACCGTGCCTCACGGCATGAGGCTGGCGGCTACTGAACTCGGTATTACTCAGACGGTATTACCTCCCGCTGGGGAACTCACCGTTTCCAAGCACGAGCCGAAGATGAAACGACACATAGCGTGAAAGGATGGCGTGACCCCATGAACACCAGTTGATCATTCCCAAAGACCCTGCCTTACGGCAGATGCTTTATCAGAAGCTCGTTCGGGACTGTCTCGTGACAAGGGAGACCCGATTCGAGTTCTACAAGATGCTGCGGAATTACTACCTCTTCGGTAGCTCCGACAGTACAGGCGCCTCCTACAACAAGATAGCGGCCACGATCGACACGCTATCGAGCTTCATCTATTCCCCCGCTTCAACCCGGTTTTCTATCAAGCTAGGGGTTACCGCTCCAGAGGGGGAAATCTTCAAGGTTCCTCCCATGTCGGCGGAAATCTCCGATCAATGGAGACAGACCAAAACCCACCTGACGTTTGGCCTAGGTGTGAAGTGGTCACTCGTTTTCGGCTGCATGATTTTCAAGGAAATATGGTCGGAAGGCTCTAAGTCCTCCCGCAGTTACTTGGTAGAGCCCCACCAGTTCGGCGTTCTCCGAGAAGATATTCCGGACATCGAAGATCAAGAGGCGTTCGTCCACTGCTACACGACGACTAAGACGCAGCTCGAATCGGATTTAGAAGGAAATCCCCGCAAAGACGAGATCATGGGGCGCGTTGAAAAAGGCGCTTCTACGGGGACCTCAACTCAATACGGCGAGGGAATGTCCCGCCTCATTCTGTCGGCAGGAGTTTCGACTTCCCACTCCAGCGGTACAGGCGGATCGGTAGAGGGAGGCATTGCTACAGGCTTGGGTGAGTACGACTACGCCCCGAGAGTCGATGCTGAATTGCTGGATATGTTCGAGCTCTACGTCTGGAATGACGAGGAGAGCGACTACCAAATGGTGACCGTCGCAGATCCAGACATCATCGTGTATGACCGACTTAACGTCGGGGTGAAGAGAACTCCACAGTTTGTAAAACTAGCACCCGAGCACAACTGCTACGACTATTTTTGGGGAGAGTCTTTTGTTGCAAGGCTCACCGCTTTGCAGGATTGGCTCACCCTTCGTCTTGAGCAGGTAAAGGCGTTGATGGAAAGGCAGGTCGATCCGTCCTACGCCTTCCCTGGATGGACCGGGCTTGGAGAGGAAAAACAACTCGCCTACAGAAAGGCGGGTGGTTTCATAGCGAATCCTCCCGGAGCTGGGAAACCGGAGAAGATGAGTCCCGATTTCCCTCCGGAGATTTTCAAGGAGATCCACGAAATCTTCGCGATGTTCGATGACCAGGCGGGGATACATAACGTCCTGCAGGGCAAGGGGGAGTCCGGAGTTAGGTCAAAGGGCCAGGCTGATCTAATGGCTCGTCTTTCTTCCGCACGTCCTAAATCCAGAGCCATCGTCATAGAAGAAGCCGCCGAAGATTTGGCGACGCTCAAGCTTAGGAACATCCAGGAGAACTCAAAGCAGAGATTCATTGCGAAGGGTTTGAAAGACGTCGAAGGAAATCAGAACACCGTATTCATCCCCGAGCAGTTCACCAAGGACTACGAGGTGAAGGTTGATGCTCACTCTACGAGTCCTATCTTCATCGAAGACCACAAGAACGACGCCATGACCTTGCTTGAGGCGAAGTGCATCACGAGGGCGAGGTTCCTCGAGATGTACGATCCGCCAGAGGTTCAAGTTCTCAAAGAGGAATTGAAGGTCATCGAAAAGCAAGAGGCCGAAGCTGCGCAAAAGCAGATGCAGCTAGAAGCCATGAAATCGGGCGGTCAAAAAACCGCTTGACACCGTAAAAAACCCTAATCCATAAGTCCCACCCAAGCTGTAGTGGTTGCTCGTCAATGGGCAACTAGGGGTGTGGCTGCTTTCCCCTTCTAAGGTGGCCCCTAAAGAGGGAGTCACCCATGGCACGCCGTGGTCGTCGTCACAAGCGCAAGTAAGCGGTAGGGGGAGTGACCCCCCTTTTTCTTGGAGGCTCGAATGGCTGGAAGACGTGGCGCGAAGCGCCCGAGACGGTACTAGATGAGCGTTCCGCCGGAGGTAATGGCGAGGTTGGGCGGTGGTCAGCCGCAGGGCGCACCGCAGGGTATGCCGCAGGGACCAAAGCCCGCTGGCGCACCGATGGCGAAGCCGCAGCAGAAGGAAGGATTGAAAGAAGCTGCGCGCGTGAACATCCACATCGCCATGAACATGCTGGAGCAAGCCCTTCCGGTGTTCGGGTCCGAGTCCAAAGAAGGCGCGTCGATCCTGAAGATTTTGGGAATGCTCGGAAAAGACTTCGGCAAGTCCGACGCTTCAGATCTTGTACCAGCAGAAGTGTTGCAAATGAACAAAGCCCTTCCCCAAGCCGGGGGCGGGACGGAAGTGCAAAGGATGTTGCAGCAAATGCAAAAGCAAGGCCAACCCGCATAGGAGAGAACCATGTCCAGAGGCGTAGGAACATCACCCGGTAACCCCCCGCCATCCGGGGGGATTCGCAAGCCCACCGACTCCGCACCCATGAACGGCGTGCATTACAACCCGCCCCGTTATGCGGAGATGGGTGGTCTGGATGGGGCGAGCAGGACGGTGACCACCGTCAACAACTCCAAGTTCGACGTTGGTAATCCTCTGACGGTCTCGAAGCCCAACGGCGGGCGGTGATAAATGTCCCTCGAAGACATGACCACCGAGCAGTTGCAGGAATCCACAAGGCTCCTGCAAACGCTTCTGAATTCACCGGACACGCGTGAGGCCACCCTACGACTCATCCGGAAGAAGTCGGGCAATCCCATCCCGGAAATCGACGCCAAGGACGCCGTTCTCGCCGAAGTCACCAAGGAACGCGACGCACGTCTTGCTCTGGAGGCGAGGATTCAGGAGCGAGAAATCACAGATCGCATCGAAAAAGAGCGAGCCAAGGTCAAGTCCGCTCACAACCTCACCGATGCCGATGTCCTCGAGGTCGAGAAACTGATGACCGACAAAGAGGCCCCCATTCCCAGCTACGCCGCTGCGGCGAAGGTCTACCGGGCTTCAAAGC